CATCTGATAGCGATGATGATACTATGAGTTACTTTGCTAAACTAGCACAAGAAGGTTAAACACTTCAGCTAGTTGCACTAAGGCCCCAGAGTTTTTCCTTTCTCTCTGGGGCCTTTTTGTATCTATTGATTAGTGATTAAGGTATTCATTACTCCAGCCATCTGCTTCTGAAACAATAGCTCCACTACCTTTTTTAGTAGTTTCCACACCACCCTGAATATTAGTCTGACTAGTATTACCTTGACCACCATAATAGTTATTGATAATAGTTGGTGCACCTTCTCCAGGTGCTCCACCAGCTTCATTACCAGCTGCAGCATCTTGTAAAGCCCTAAGACTTGATACTGCTAATTCAAATTCTGTACCGCCATTAGCTAAGCCTCTAATTTTTGTACCAGACATAAATAAGCCATCACCAACTACTCCACCATAGATAGCAGTTTCTAGACTAGGCATGGCTTGAACTAATTGATTTGCAAAGTTTTTAATATTTACACCAAGGCTTCTATCTACTCTTACCTTTCCAAGTCTTTCTAGATCATCTAATACTAGGCTTAAGCCTTTCATCTCAGCAGCGTTTATATCTTTTAATGGCTCAAGAGCTTCTACCATTCTTTCAATTCTGCTTTTTTCTTTGGAACCACCCTCTTTATCTCCAAAGCCAAAAATATTTTTAACAAATCCAGCAATATCAGTAGCTGTATCAGATAATTTACCCATCATCTCAGCACCAAAGAATTTTGAAATTCCTTCACCAATATCTGGTAAAACTTTAGCTGCACCAGCAAGTTTTTCGCCATCCATATCTTCAAGAGGTTTAATACCAGCTACCATATTATTAACTAGTGTTTTAGTAGCAGAACCATCGGCACCTAAGATACCGCCAAGTTTAGCCATACCATCAAACGCTACAAAGAAGGCCGCAATACCAGCACCAATAACACCCATACCAATTGCGGCTTTACCTGCAATCATTAAACCACCAGGCGCTGCTCCAAAAACGGATCCAACAGCAAGTAATCCACCAAGAGCTTTTAGCGATGTTGGTTCTAAAGACCCAATTGCATCACCAAAGTTTTTAACTAAGTTCTTAATTGATCCACCATCGCCAACATTTGCCGCAACAAAGTCTGCACCAGAAAATCCAGTAAAGAAAGCTGCTATACCAAGAGATAATGCGCCAATACCCAATACCATATTAGCTTGCTGCTTCTTAGATGTTATTTTACCTAAGAGAGTACCCGCCCCGAGAAGAGTTAAAAGAGTAGCTGCAGATGTTGCATCTAAATGTCCAATAGATTCATCGAATGCTTTAATTGCTGTTGAAATACCAGTAAAATCAGTACTCAGCCAACTCATAGCTGCATCACCGGCAGCTAATCCAACAAAGAATCCAGAAATACCAGCACCCATTGCTGCCATACCAATAGCAATATTAGCTGGATTTTTCGATACTAGTCCAGCAACTGCTGCACTGGCTAATAACACTCCCAATGTAACTTGAGCTTCAGTTGTTAGACCCACAATCATACTGGAGAAGCCTTCAATGGCAGTTTTCATGCCAGTAAACTTCATATCTGTCCAACCCATACTTTTAACACTACTAATAACTGCATCACCAGCAAGAAGACCCATTAAGAATGCTGAAATACCAATACCCATAAAGGCTAAACCTTTGGCTGCCTTTGTACTACCAACTGCAGAAACAGCCATAATAGTACCAAGTACAGTAAATGCCTTTATGTCCATAGACATAATCATATCGCTAAATCCAAGAGCAGCTGCTTTTAAAGATGCAAAGTTAAAGTCAGCACCAATTTCTTTCATCCAACTAAGAGCAGCATCACCAGCTAATAAACCACCAAAGAAAGCTGGAATAGCTACACCCATAGCCACTAATCCTGCAGCACCTTTAAGAGCAGCAGCCGCCATAGCTGCAACTCCAAGACCTCCAAAGCCAAGCATATTTTTTAAGCCACCACCTTTACCGCCTCCGCCGCTATTTGGCCCACCTTTCATACCAGCAATACCTGCAGCGATTTTCTTTAACTCATCTGTTTGCTCTTTATCAGCTTTAGCATCTTCTCTTCGCTGTTCAGTATCTTCTGACTCAGATTTTGGTGGTTCGACATTAGCCATTTTAGCTATGTTCTCAGACATAACAATAACATCTTTTTTCATTTCAAGTAAATGGCGCCTTGAGTTTCTAGTGTGCGCTTCTACTTGATGTAAGTGAGCTTTGGTCTCTTTATTACTCTCTTGAAAAGATTCAATAAGTTGTTGGAGTTTATTTTCTTCAGCCATAGCTTACTTCCTTGGTGGTGGTGTTTTATTTTTTTGAGTCATAGCTTCTTTGCCATAGAATGCTGCCACAATAGCAGCAACAGAGACAAAATAGACTGCAGCCATATCACCTAAAATAGTTGCAGCTTTATCTAAGCCAATAAGAGTCGATGCAATAACAAAGGCTGGATATAGTAACATACCAAATAAAGCAAACCATGCCATATTCCTTTGAGCATCTTGTTTTTTATCTTCATTCTCCATATCACTTCGCATATCTTCTAGTTCAATCATTTTTTGCTCCATCATCATTTCTTCATCACTTACAATACCATCACCATCTTTATCAAGATGTGCATATTTAGATCCAGGTTCTAATTTTTTTTCTACCATTATACCTTACCTTCTTGCGTTTTGGCGTGCCATTTGATCGTTTTGCTCTTCAACATACTGAGTTAATAATGCTATGTAAATCTCTCTTTCCCACGGTACCATCGACTCAATTTCAGTTAAAGAATAGTTATGATGTTGCATCATAGCGAAGTTAGTCCGAAACATAGTCTCAAGGTTATTATGAGAAAGAGCTATGCGAAAAAATCGTTTAGGCCCTCCAATGTTACGTCATTAACTGTTCCACACTTTTCACATGTAAAATTTACTTCTTCTTTTAATTTAGGAAAATTATCAAAAAATTCTTGAACTTTTGTAAACTGTTCTTTGTTTAACGATTCAATAAAATCTACAAGCTCTCTTGCAGTTGATTCACTAGCTGGATAAACAGAATCAGCATCATGAATAGATTCTATAGAAGCCGCAATCATGCCAATAACAATATCAATAGCTGAACCAGGTTCAGCCGTTTTAAGAACATCTTCAACTCTCATAACTGTAGGATACTTAAGCGAAACACCTACAGTATCAGTAATCTGTACAACTGCAGCTGCTTTAGGATCACCTTGTAATTCTACTGCAGCTAAGTTAACTTTTACTTTATTATCATGTTTGCATTCTTCATTTGAACATTTCAAAGCAATTTCTGCGTTTTCACCGACAGAAGCCGCTCTTAGTTTTAGAAAAATTAATTCTAAATCAAACATGGCTAATGATTTAACATCAACCTCTTTGAACGTACAAACTTCTACAATGTCTCTCATTGCATTTGAAATTTGTTGTGCATCGTCTGATTCAATAGCAGTTAAAAGTACCTTTTCTTCCCTTACGACAAAAGGGCGATACTTAATTTCTTGTCCCGTTGAAGGGATTGTCATATCGTATTTAATAAGATTTAGCTGTGGCAGTGCCATCATTCACTCCTTGTTATAATTAACCAAATAGTTTATTGGCTGCAATTCCGACTAGTGTACCAGCCAGACTTGCTTGATCACCCCACTCATCATAAGCCATACCGACTGTGATTCGTGAGATAGCGTTTTCATTCGCGTTAGATAATTCTACAGCTGAGACAGAAACTGGAAACGCGTTTTTCAAAGTACATGTATAATTTGGTATGTTATTTGAATCCAATTGCTGAATGAGTACGTCTGAGACATAATCATCTTTGTAGTTTACTGTTCCCTTTTCAGTATCTATAATAGATGCCTGCCAAGAGTCCATGACTTCTTTTAAGTAGTAATCACCCGTAAGTAAAAACGTAAAAGATACGTCATCATTAATATAACCATAAGGTTTCTTAATTGCTTTTAATCTTGTAATATGTTCTGCAGTAGTAATCTGACGACCTGGCAATGAGCAACTTTCACATAAAAGAGAAATATCTCTTGGATCATTAATAAGTGACATAGGATTAAATCCACCGCCAGATGCTAAGTTAGAAAGGATTGCTCCAGGATTAATAGAAATAAGTGGTAAGTTCATATATATCGCAAACCTATTAGATTTAGATACTCCACCGCGCTTACCAATGGTACTTTTGAGTGTGTCAATACTTGCTGGTAATGCCATTAAGCGCTCCTTACCGTTTGCCTAGAATCTTTATAGATGGCTCCTGCTTTTGACTTCTTAAATCTCTGAGTCTGCATGAACATAGCTATTTCCCACTCAGGTGGTTCAACTTTTACTATTCTAGATTCTACATGGTTTGTTAAATAGTGTTTGAAACAAGGCTTAAAATAACGTAACTTACGAACACTCTGTAAAATTCTGTATCTGGCTTTGAAACGTGTAGTTTCATCATATCGATTATTTGTAAGTGTTAGTGCATCAAATAATTTAGCTCTTAATACTGGAGGAAGATAATGTAAGTTCAAACCATAAAATCCACCAGGAGCTTTTTCAACCATAATAATCAAAGGGAATGTATCATAGTACGGTAATGTTTCTTTATGTTTTGGATCATAGAAAAACATATACATGTCACCCATACGTGGACGTGTGACTCTAGTTACTGCACTATCTCTCAATAGAGTTTGTCTATTGATGTTCCTTATATTACGAAGCTTATCACGAAACCAATCCTGAGACTCATCTGTTCTAGGTTTGATTCCAGCTCTAAAAGCTTGTAACTGCATTTTTTCAAAAAACGAATTTGCCATACTGTTATTTATACACTATCCTTTGAGGATTTTAATGCCTAATTGCTTCAAAGTATCTTCATGCCAAATTGCAAATCTGTATCCACGGGCATCAGCCCATTTACTAGCTGCGTCCCATTTAGATTGATTTTTCACATAGGTCATTACCTCATTAAGATAACGCTTTGTTTTTCTAGACGGTTTTACTGGAGGCTGACACTGTTTCTTTGGTTTAATTTCTATTAGCCATTTCTGACCTACAGCATCTTTGAAATAAATATCAATGAAGTAACGATGCATTCTTTTATCGGTTGCACATTTGTAAGGAATAACATACTCTTCAGAGCTCCATTCAGAAACATCTGGTTTATTATCTAGGAATTTGAATACAGCTCTTTCCCAAGAAGATCTATAAACTACTTTTTTATGATCTCCTTTGTATTTAGAGATGTTCTTTACTCTGTAACGGCCTTTATAAGTCATATAAATAATCGTATGGCAATATGGTTATAGGTTAGGTTTAATGACAACAAAATATGTATATCCCCAAGGTTTGGCTGAACAGCATCCCGTTCAGTGTAGAATTTCTATTCATAAACGCCTCAACAAAATGCAAGCTGTTATAGCTGCCGGGGCCGATGTGGCAAATGATGCTAGTGTAACAAAGGCAATTGAGACTCTTACACAAGCTGGTAAGCAAACAGTAAACAGACAAATTATTGATACTAACTCGACTGCAATTGCTCAAATTTATTTATATGCTCCTGCAGGAATTTCTTTTTCAGATGGTTTAGCTTATGACAATGCTGAAATGTCAGCTGTAGTAAGTGCACTCCAATCTGCTGCAGATTCATCAGCCACTGGACCAGAAAACGCAGTTAGAACGCTCGGCGGTGCTGCTGGTGGTTTTCTTGCTGGCCAGGTAAGAAAGTCTGGTATAGGCCAACAAGCTCAACTACAACTCGGTGTTGTAAGAAACCCTAGACTAGAGATGCTATTTAGAGCTCCAGCGCTTAGACAATTATCACTTACTTGGAAATTTATGCCTTCAAATGCATCTGAATCTGCTGTTGTTGAAGGTCTAATTAAAAAAATAAGAATGCATGCTCATCCAGAAATAAGCGATGCTGGTTTTAATTTTAGTTTTCCAGATGTTTTCAAAGTAGATTTTATTACTAAAGGTGGCGGTAAAGCTAAAATGATACCATTCTCTCATGCGTATTGTACAGCAATATCTGTTAACTATGGTAGTTCTGGACCTGCATTTTTTGGAGATGGTTCACCCGCTGAAATTGATTTAACTTTATCTCTTCAAGAAACAAAAGTACTTAGCCGTGGAGATATTGAACACCCAGATGGTAAACCTGCATCTTCTCCAGTTGAGCAAAACTATGGCGCCCTGGATGGACCGTTTTAATAGAGGAATAATACGATATGAAATACTTTAAGTACTTTCCAACAATTCCATATGATTTAGATGCCAGTGGTGAAACTAAAGATATTGTAGATAGTTTTCGCTTTGCTAAAATCATAAATAGCATAAAAGATGATATTACGTTTTATCGTTTTTATGATATACCAGATGGCGAAAGACCAGACCATACATCTCAGACTTTATATAAAACACCAGACTATTACTGGTCTTTCTTTGTAGCTAATCCCAGATTAAAAAGTTTAGAAGATTGGCCTTTAGCTCAGGCAGACCTAGCTAAAAAACTAGCTCATGATTATACTGGTAATGTTATAAACATTTCTACATTTGATTTTTTTAATAAATTTGAAAATGGAGAAACAGTAAATGGTCTTGTATCAGGAGCAACCGCAGTTGTAGATAGTAAAAATACATCTTTAGGTTGGGTATCAGTTGGAGCTATTACTGGAACCTTTCAAAATGGAGAAATTATTCAAGGGCAAACTTCAGGAGATACCGCAACTATTTCTGGCACCGCTACTAAATTAAATGCAGCACACCATTACGAAAAAGATGATCTAGTAGTTCCACGTGGAACTGCAGGAGCAGCAAAGGTTACTAACTTAGAATATGAACAAAGAGTAAATGAAACAAAGAAAAAAATTAAAGTAATTCGACCCGAGCTTATTGAAGATGTAGCAAGACAATTCCGAAGAGTAGTTAATGGCTGATTTTTTTAGTCCACAAGACGCAGAACTCCTTGAAGTCAAAATATCTAAAGGTAATCAAAAGGGTTTAGATATTACTGACCTTTGCGGTGAGTTCAATATATATGAAGAGCTAGGGCAACCAATACTTTTGGCTGACATAACTATAGCTGACTCAGTGGGCCTTTTATCTAGTTTTCCAGTAACAGGACAAGAAACTCTTACATGCACTCTTAAAAAAGGTGATGTAATGTATGATATGAACTGGAAAGTTATTGATATAGGTAGAATATCAGATAATGGTCAACAGGTTTATAGTTATACATTAGATCTAGTAGAAGGTGCATATTTGAATAGTCTTACTTCTCTTGTTTCTCAAGCTTATGAAGGCAACATTACTGATATTATTGACTCAATCTATACTGACTATCTAAAAACAGAATTAAATTATAAAGACGATTCAAGTGGAAAGTACAAGTGTGTTATTCCTAACTGGAGTCCTTATAAAACTGTCAAATGGTTAATGTCTAGAGCTAAAGATAAAAATAACAAACCATTAGTTATTACTAATACTTTTAAGAATGGAACTAGTATTCTTTCTTTTGACACTATTTTTTCTAGAGATATAATGGAAGAATTTACATACCATAAGCAAAGTGAGCAAGATGGTAAGATGTATAATTATCAAGATCTTGCTCAAACACCTTTAGCTTTTAATAATATTGCAAATGGTCAAGTAACTAATCAATTAAAGAATGGTGCATTTGGATCTACTTATATAAGTGTAGATACGACAAACAAATCAGCTGATACATTTGAATTTGACGTTTTAGAATATTATGATGATATGCCAAAGCTACAAAAAAATATTATTCTTGATTCAGAAAATAAATGGAACGATAAACCTCTTAATGAATATTCTAAAACTATTCAGAGTGTAAAGTTTCAAAGTGGTGAAAATTTTGGTCCATCTCACTTAAATTATGAAGGCAATACAAATAATTTTTTACCTTTCTTTAATAACATGAATAGAATGTTAGAATCTTTTAAGTACAACTTAGTTGTAAATGGACGTAATGATATTGAAGTTGGTTCTCTTATTAATTTAAGATTCCCTTCAAATAGACCTTTTAATGAAGAAGATCCTGAATCTGGACTTGATAAGAAAAGAAGCGGTAGATACCTAATAACTAAATGCCGACATAAAATAGATGACCGCGATAAATATACATTAGTTATTGAAGCAGTAAGTGACGGACTTGGAGAAGAATATAATGCCTAATATGAATTATTTTATTGGTGTAGTTGAAGATAGAAAAGATCCAAAAAATATGGGTCGTGTTAGAGTTCGTATATATGGCGATCATGATGCTGATAAAACTAAAATTCCTACAGCCTCTCTCCCTTGGTCTCAAGTAATGATGCCAGTAACATCAGCTGCATGTGGTGGCGTTGGTGAAAGTGCAACAGGTATTGTTCAGGGTTCTTGGGTTGTTGGGTTCTATATGGATGGAGCTTCTAAACAAAACCCTATGGTAATGGGAACTATTGTTGGTTCAGCTGGTGCAGATGCTTTACCAGATCAGGGATTTTCTGATCCAGCAGGTAGACATCCTATGAGAAGTGAAGGACCAGATACTTCATATAGTGCTATAGGCGGTATGTATGAAACAACAGCTCCTTATATTCAAAAGGTAGACTTAAGACAAGAAAGAATAGAAACAGCCGCACCAGAAAAAGTTACTGCCGTAGTACAGGACGAAGCTGATTCTTATTATGCTAGAAAAACTTGGGACATGCCTTTTATTGCAAGTGGTGTATTTCCATCCTATCCTTTCAATAAAGTAAATGAAACAGAAAGTGGACACTTATTTGAAATTGATGATACACCAGGTAACGAAAGATTTTCTCGATTTCATAATTCTGGAACAAATGAAGAGTTTCAACAGAATGGTAATAAAACACTTACAGTTGTAGGATCTAATTATACAGTTGTTTATGGTAGTGACAATATCTATATTAAAGGAACTGCAAATATTACAGTAGATGGTGATTTAAGACAGCTTGTAAAAGGTAACTATCATTTAGAAGTAAATGGTAATAAAACAGAAGTTGTTCGTGGATCAAGGCAAAGTAAAATTGGTCAGTCAGAGCATACAGAAATTACTCAAGATTTTGCTTCTGTTGTTGGTGGGAACTATGTACAAAAAACTTTAGGTGATGAAACACGATTAGTAGATGGTTTAAGAAATACCACAATTGGTAAAACTGAAGATCTAAATGTTACGGGTGAAGCTAGTATTACAGTTATGAATAAACTAAATGTTTTTTCATTATTGGATTATTCAACTACAACAGCTGGAAAGCTTACCATTACATCAAAAGGTAATATCAAGGTTGAGACTCCCGCCAACTATGCAAGGACTGTAACTGGTACACTTACTGATAATATTACTGGTGCTGTTACAGAAACTTATGGCTCAACACAGGATACAACAGCTGGTGGTGATATTACTATCAACGGTGGTCCTAACATTAACTTGAACTAAGAGGTAAAGATGCCAGGAATAACAAGAGTGGGAACAGATAGTCATGTAGGTCACGCAAGTCCTACACCTAGCCCATTCCATCAAACATCATACGCATCTGGTTCTCCTGATGTAATTGTTAATGGAGCATCAGCAGTTCGTATTGGTGATTCAACTGGTTGCGGAGACCCTGCAGTTGGTGGTAGTGGTACAGTAAAAGTAAATGGAATTGGTGTTCATAGAATAGGAGACGGTACTGGAGGTCATGGGTCATGGGTACCTAATGCATCTGCTGGTGGTTCTTCTAATGTGATTGCAGGAGGTTGATATGTTAAATTGTGGAAGTAGCCCAGCTCTAGATTCTATTACCGGTAAGGTAGATGAAATCAAAGGAAAACTTGCTGAAGGAATGGCAGCCCTTGGTGATCTTGAATCTAAGGCAAATGAGGCATTGGCCGAGTTACAAGCGGCATTACCAGAGTTGCCTTCTGCTGGTCCTTCATTACAAGGAGATGTCGGTGCATTAATTGCTCAAATGCAAACAGATGCCGGTGGTGCTATTGCTGCGTTTAAAGAGGCATGGGGAGAAGCTTTAGGAGATGGAGAACTTCAAGAGTATATTGATCTTGTAACTAATGCAATTAGTGACCCGTTATCATTAGCTTCTTTTGATCCATGTGAAGCGATACCGAATAAAGAACTAGATTCTGCCACAGGTGAAGTTGTAGCTAAAGCAAAAGAAATGAAAATACCTGAAGCAAAGCCAGTAAAAATTCCAAGCTTTTCAGAAATTACTACAAAAATTCCAGCTGTAACATTTCCAGATGGAACAACATCACCTGAAGTAACAATCACTGGTCCTACAACTATTGATCTTACATCTATTATATCTTCAGTGTCTCCTAATGGAACTTCTAGAAGTAGTAGTGGATTTGGTGCTGCAATGGACGCAAGAAGTCAAGCTTTAGGTAAAATTAATAAAGACTTTACACCAAAAGTAAAAGCAGCTCGTTTAGCTTATGAGGCCGAAAAGAAAAAACCTGAGTATGGACAAACCGGTGGTAGTGGTATTAATGGATCTGGTGCAGCAAAAAGACAAAGGTTATATACAACTGGTAAAATGACAGCTAGTCAAGTTAAATGGTATGAAAAATTTTTAGATTTAGAAATAGAATATCAAAACGTGCAAGCTAGACGTGATATGATTAAAGATCAATTATCAGTTTATATTGAGTACCTTGCTGGCCGGGTTTCCCAAGAAAATTTTGATAAGGGTGAAAAGAATTTTTCATCTGACCCAAGATTGATTGCTTCAGATATATCGCTATATGAAACTGGTAAATCTGATTTAGATGCTAATAAAGCGGATTTTCAGGGTGTTGCCAATCATACTAATCAGGTTGTAAGCTCTTCAGTTTCCGTCAATTAACTTGTATAAATATAATTGTATTAATTAATCATGTAGAAAGGCTTTGAAATGACAAGCGAACAAATTAGAGAAATGATGGTTTTATCTTTAAAAAATCATGCTAAGGGACATATCGATAAGCATATCGCTAATGTTGAAATTTATTTACATAATCCAGCCGGTATTGGTGAACACTCAGATATCGTAGAGAGTGTAGAAAAAGAATTAATGGAAGTCGCAAAATATGATGACGTCCTAGAAATGATAGAAAAGTACATTGAGTAATTAAATGGCAAGAACACAAACAAAATCAGATGCGGCAGGAAAGTCTATTATTACTAGTAGATCAGTGGTTTACTCTGATTTTGATTTGGCTTTTCTTAAACATCCAAATACAAAAGATATAACAATCTTAAAAGATTTGGATGCAGTAAAACAGTCTATAAAAAATCTGATTTTGACTAGTAGAGGTGAAAGACCATTTCAACCTACACTAGGATCTAATGTTAGAGCTTTATTATTTGAGCCTGCCGATTACTTTACTGAATTTGATCTAAAAGAAGCTATTGAAGAAACAGTTCTAAATTTTGAGCCAAGAGTTAGATTATTAAATATTGATGTTACTGGTGAAGAAGACTATAATAGATTTAGAGTTTCTATAGAGTTTCAAATGATTACATCGCTTCAAACTGGATCCACAGAATTTTATTTAGAAAGAATTAGGTAAGGGGTTATAATGGCTATTACGGTTTCAAAAGAAAGACTTAACGTTACGGAGCAAGACTTTGATCAGATTAAAGATAATCTTAAAACGTTTTTACGATCTCAAACTACACTTGCAGACTACGACTTCGAAGGATCAGCTCTCAGCACTATTATTGATGTGCTTGCTTATAATACTTTCTATAACGCATTTAATGCTAATCTAAACGTTAATGAAATCTTTCTAGATACTGCACAAGTAAGAAACAATGTTGTATCACATGCTAAGTCACTTGGATATGTTCCAAGGTCAACTACTTCAGCTTTTGCTACAATTGATGTAACAGTAAATAATCCAGCTGGTACACCAAGTTCATTGGCTATGCCACGTGGTACTACATTCCAAACTACAATTGATA